CAGCATAATTATGCGGAAATGCGTTGCCAATGTAGTGTATAGCACCTTGCTTCTGTCTTTTATGAAAATGTCCACTAAAGACGTACTCTTGATGCTTAAAATGCTCAGGCTTTAGGTCACCGTGGTCTGGCATTCTAACTAATGCGTTCATATAAAAGCTAGGAAGTTCAAAATGACCAAACAAATACTTTGCTTTGATGTTGCTCATCTTCTTCCATTCGTCTCCTACTAACCAAGGTACGAGCGCAACGTCTTCTTCTTCGTAAATTTCATCTACAAAAGTAATACCGTCGATGTGTTTACCAAATATAGTTGAACTTACATCGCGTTTGTCCTTGTAATATAGATCATGATTGCCTACAAACATGTAAAACTTGTCAAATGCTTTACCAAGTTTCTCTAAACTACGTATAGTAGCATCCATAGTTGTAAGATTGAGACTATTTCTATTATGATGCCAATCTCCGCAGAAAATACCAGTTTCACAACCAGCAGTTTTTGCTTGATCAATGTACCAGTCGATAAAGTCTTCACAGTCGTCGTTGTGAATACGACTGTTTCCTTTTAATCCAAAGTGGATATCGGTAAAAACCGCTGCCTTTTTAAACAAATCTAAGTTTCTCCATAGTTAGCTTGTATATTATACTATAAATTTAGGAGGGTGTCAACCATTAATCAGTGAACGATGTCTGGCCAGCTTGTTCGTTACGCTTAACACTAGCTTCCCATTCGCCTTCGTTCTGCCTAGTATAGCTTGGCGTTAAGTCATTCATTTCTAAAATGTCATCGCGTATGTTTTGATTACGTTTTTCAATGTTAATTACTCTAACAAACGAATTTGTTACGGCTGCGGTATAATATGCAAAAGGATTGTCTGACTTTGACTCATCAAACTGCAATCCAATTTGTGTTAATTGTAAAATAGCTTGCCCTTTCATTTCATCGTTATAAGTATATCCACGAACATTGCCACGGGTAGCATAACGATCCACTAATTTTAACCACATCATTGCAAGTTTATCAGTTGCTTTACCGTGTTTATGATTAAAACTACCATTTTCCATGCCGCCTTCCCAGTGTGACTTACCAACTAGTTGTAAATTTCCTTCGTCATCGAATTTATAATGCTTAAATGGAGGGAAATTTAATTTTACCTTAGTATCTGCAATAGTTTTAGGATTTTTCTTTCTTCCGGGCTCTTCCGGAATGTGATCAAACGTCATAACACGGAAGATTAATTCTTCTTTAGTAATCGAAGTGTAAGGAACTTCGCATTCTGCTTGTTTTACTTTTTCACCTGCCATTTTTCTACGTTCATACTCTGCACTTGACAATTTTTTTGCTTTATTGCGCTTTGCTTCGGCAATTGTACGTATATTAATTTTTTCTACGTCAGGAAGAATAATATCATATTGTCCGTATGACGGATCTATATAGCTGTTGAATGTATTTTTTGACTTGTGTATTTCTTTTAAGATATCTTTGTTGTTTAGATAATTTTTTGCTCGCATTATTGTTAGGCTCCAGGTTAATATATTTATTATAATATACATACATAATTTTGTCAACTAAATACTAGTGTTATTGGAGAAAAAATATGGCAGAATTTAATGCAGCAAACTTTGCTAGGAGTATAGCCTCAGATGCTGCTAGTGCAGCAACGTCAGCAGCAGTTGATGCAGTAACGTCAGCTGTCGCAGGCGCAGGACCCCTTGGACAAATAACAGCTCAGTTTCTTTTTGATACAGTTATTAGTGATCGAACTATTACACGAGCAATTATTTCATCTGATATATCAACTAGGAACGATAGTGACTGGAGAGTTGCTATTAGCATTCCTGAGGTATTGTTAGTAGGTGATATACTTGGTCCATTAAAAGAAAGTACAGGCACTTCGTCGGCATTTAACACAGGAAATAGAATGGTGTTTCCGTTTAACCCGTCAGTGTTGTTTAGTCACACAGCTAATTATGCACAAGTTCAGCCAACACATACAAATTATGCATATAATGCATATGAAAATAGCCAAGTTGATGCTATTACAATTACAGGAGAATTTTTCCAAGAAAATGAAAACGATGCAAAGTATTGGATTGCGTGTTTACACTTTTTAAGAACTGCTACAAAAATGTTTTATGGAGAAAGTGATCCTTTAGGTAATCCGCCACCTGTTTGTAGACTAAATGGTTACGGAGATCATGTTCTAAATAATATTCCTGTTGTTATAACAAATTTTACAACTGATATGCCACAAGATAGTGATTATATTGAATGTACCGTTAACGGAATTAAAAACTTTGTCCCAGTACAAAGCACAATTACAGTAACATTACAGCCGCAGTACGCAAGACGTTCGCAAGCAAGATTTAGTTTGAACGAGTATGCAGCAGGCGGCCACGTCCAAGGTGACGAAGGATTTATCTAATGCAAACAAAAAGTTTATCACCATATGGCAATACAACAGTTAACAAAGCAGGGTATTTAGATATCTTATCTCCTAGAGCTATTCCTGTACATCCAGATGATGTTCTTTACGAGATTAAGCCTGAATTTACTTATAGACCCGATTTATTAGCTTATGTTGCTTATGGAAGAAGAGAGTTATGGTGGGTTTTTGCACAACGTAATATGGATATTATTAAAGATCCTGTTTTTGATTTTATTGCAGGAACTAAAATTTATCTACCGCAAGACAAATTAATAAGACAAACATTAGGATTGTAAATGAGTAAGTTTTTAACAACTGCGGTAACTACAGTATCAAACGCAGCGGCAAATTCTGTTAATGATATTTCAAATGCTGCGACTGATGCAGCTAATAGTGCATTATCCGATGTAACTGGTATTTCACAGGGAAATAATTTTCTTAATACTGCTACACGTGGTCTATTAAGTGGGCTATCAGGTGCTGTAGGAGAAGCATTAGGCGGTATAATTGGCGACGATGACACTTTTAAAAGTATACTTTCTGATCCTATTAGTATTATTACTAGGGGACAAGCTGATCTTATTGGATTAACAGGCGGACGATTTGATTCCTTAGTAGCGCAATTTGACCAGCTTAAAGACAGAACAAACTTTAGTGGAGAATTTATAGATACGGGATATAAAAGTCCGTTTTCTGCATCTGGTGAATCTGCAAGCAGAATACCAAACCCGTTAAGAAATCATAACGGATACAATTATATTATTACACTAGGTGTGTTAAGTCCACAAGAATATAATAATCCTAGCTCTTATAGAAGCGCCGGCGGCTTTTCTAAAATTCTTTTAAAAAGCGGCGGCGGAAACTTAGACAAACGTTACCAAGTTTTTGATGAAACCGGCGGCGGCACAAGTGAACATGCAGAGTATTATATTGATGATATTGATTTAGAAGCAGTTATTGCACCAAATCCAAATACTGGTGTGGCAATGGGAACAAATTTATCATTTACAGTAACTGAACCATATTCAATGGGAAATTTTGTTGAAGCAATCATAGGTATAGCACGAGAGACAGGTTATCAAAATTATTTAGATGCGCCGTTTTGTTTAAAGTTTGATTTTGTAGGTTGGAATGAAGGTGGACAATCATCTGCTAATTTTTTACAGCGTCCTATTTTTATTCCAATTAAAATTACAACAGTTGATTTTAATGTATCAGGAACAGGAAGCATTTATCAAGTTAAAGCAGTTCCAATGAGTGAGTCAGGACTATCAGATACTGTTAATCATGTTAAAACACCTATTAAAGCTACTGGGACATTGGTACATGAAATTTTAGAAACATCAATAGCTTCTGTAAGTGGAGGAATAAACGCTCAAATTGAAGCTCTAGAAGATTCAGAAGCTATATCTTCGTCTGACAGATATGTAATTGTATTTCCAAAAGATAGAACAGCACTAGTTGATGCATTAAAACAAAATGAAGTTGATGAATCAGCATTTACAACTACAGTTGAAGATGCTATTAAAGAACAAAAAGGATCAACAAAAGATCTTACTGGTGAAACTTATCAAGGTGATAAAGTAAACAATGTAGAAGTTAAAGCTGCTAGTTCTACATTTGCTATTTTAAAAACATATGCCGAAGATGAAGCCCAAATGAATGCAATTGGTATAAGTGCAGTAACTACGAGTTCAAATGTAGGAGGAAATCAAGCAGAAGCAGAACCAGCGGGTGCAATTGATCCTAACACCGGAAAAGTAGACGCATCATCTCAAGCAGCTCAAGCATCTGACAAGGCAAGAGATTATCAATTTGGTCAAGGTGAAAGAATTACTAAAATTATTGAAAAAATAGTTAATCAAAGCGAGTATGCCGCAGAAAAAGCTACTGAAGGTTCAACTAACGGTCTAAACAAATGGTACAAAATTGATACACAAGTTTTTATTGATGAAAATGCAGAAACTGAGTATCAATTAGGACGTCCACCTAAAGTATATGTATACTCTGTAGTTGAATACGAAGTTGACGAAGCACACGTATTATCAACTAACCAAAAACCTCTAAATACAGAAGGTCTAAAAAAAGCTGCTGCAAAAGAATATAATTATATCTACACCGGCAAGAATGAAGATGTGTTAAATTTTGATATTAATTTTAATCAAGCGTTCATGCAAACAGCATTATCTAATTTTGGTATGAACAAAGGCGGAGTTAGAGGAGATAATCATAAAACAAATACAGCAGTTACTGAAACGACTACTTCAGCAACACCGCCAAAAGATACTGATCTCACACAAAAAACAGAAGCAGGAGCACCCATAGAGCAAGCAGCAGCATTGGGTACAGAAAGCGGAGGAACAGTAAATCCGGATATTAGAAGGCAAATTGCTGAAATGTTCCATGATCGGATTACTAATCTGCCACTAGACATGGTTACTGCTGAAATGGAAATTATGGGAGATCCTTTCTTTATTCCACAAGAAACAGGAAACTATGTTGCACCTGCTGGCGATTCGCCAAATGCTACAGAAGACGGCACAATGACATATCAGCAATCTGAAGTATTTTGTGTAGTTAATTTTAAAACACCATTTGATTATCAAATAAAAGGTGCAACTATGGAAATGCCTACAGTAGTTCCGGGCTTTAGCGGATTGTTTTCTGTATGGGCAGTTACTAATAGATTTTCAAGAGGACAATTTACCCAAACCCTTAAATTAATTAGGCGTAGAGGCCAAGACGATCCTGCAACTACTAATAATAAAGCATTTGTTGAAGTTAATGATGGTGTAGACATTAAAGAAAAACCAATTATTGTAGATGGCGAACCAGGAAATCCAAACCCACCTATACCACCTAGCCAGGATGAGTTTGATAATGCAGTTTGTGACGATAGTAAAAAATTAACTTTTGGTGTAGACGATATTGCAAAGTTAGTTCCTGCACTAGACGTTGATATTCCTGATCTTCCTACAGAAGTATTCGGAATAAATCCACCAGAATTGCCAGCATTTGATTTAGATGTTATTGGCTCACTTCCAGATTATGATGAAATTGCTTCTACTGTTTCTGGATTTGATGTAGGTGCATTAGCTCCTGCACTTCCGGCAATTCCTGCTGTTCCTCCTATCCCTGAACTTCCTGATCTATTTTATCAGCCACCAGCACCGGTATCAACGTTTGTTAATAATGCTGTTAATGATATTTCAGATAATGTATCATCGGCAGTAAATGATGCATTACAAGCTGGCGGTGCCAGCGGCACCCCTTCCTTTGGACCTTCAGCGCCAGGCCCTACAGTAACTACTAACCCTAATGGTACAATAAATGTTACTGCTACAAATCCTGTTACAGGAGATCAAGTAGGGTTTTCAGGCAATCCTGACCACTTTCAAATATCAGCACCTGCATCAGGATTTGTTCCTAATCCAACAGTTCCGTATGCACCAACTGGTACTCCAACTGAGGCCGGAGGACTTAGCTTCCAAGATATTCGAGAGGCGAATACTCCACCCGGATATACAATAGATCCTACCACAGGATTATATGTACCAATAGCTGACGTTTATGATCCGTTAAACGAGCTCACAGGTGGCTTTGTTCCTAATCCAACAGTACCAAATAGTAGTGTTGGCGGAACGCCAATAGATGTTGGATATGAAGGTAGCTTTCAGTACTTCCAAGATCAGCAGAACAACGAAGGGTAAGCCAGCATATGAAAGTCCTATTTTTAAATAAAATAATTACAGTATAAGGAATATAAATGCCATACCAAGATTTAGCACCAGATGCAGGACCAGAAGACATTCAACAAAAAGGAGCCGATGCTCCTTCTGAAAATCTTCCTGCTGAAGGTCAGTATTGGCTAGACGAATATGAAACAATTACCTATTTAACATACGATGAGTTTGTCGCAGATATTGTTAGTGTTGCAAAGCCTATAACGGAAAATACAATGCCTACTCTTGTTAGAGTAGTTAACGGCGAACCATTTTATACTATGAAAAATAGATTTTTTATAGCATATGCATCTATTAACGGAAATGTAATACGTACATTATACGAGTATAATGCAGAAATAGTAGAAAATAGTGATAGAAGTAAAATTTTCCAGCCGCCGGGCTCTGTTAAATGTGGAGAATATAAAGGTCTTCCTATATTTGAAGCTAATCCAGATGTTAGTAACGAACCCCCCGGAGAATCTTCTTCTGTAACAATGAACGAAGCCGGCACAACAACAAAAACAACACAAAATACAAAAACCGGAGAAACAACAACAACTACAAAAACAACTAGTGAAACTGAAGATCAACCACCGGATGCAGGTCCAGCAACTCCTAGTACTGAAACAACTTCTCCTTCTATTGTTACTGAACCTCCTCCAACAGGATCTTCGGGGACAGTATATAATTACGAAGTACTAAAGCCTGGGTTTGATAGATATGATTTTAAAAGTGGAAAAAAGGTTTTTACAACTCCTTAAAGGAATAATTAATGGCTTCAAGTTATCAAAGAACTAGACATACAGAAAAGAAATATAGCGATTCAGGCCCGTATGAGGCAATCGTAGTAAATAACCTTGATACAAAGTATATGGGCGGATTGACTGTTGAACTTTTAAAATATACTTCCGCTGGCGGCACACCAGAAAGAACAGGACAATTATTAAATGTAAAGTACCTAAGTCCGTTTTACGGAATAACTCCTAATAACGCACTTACAGCAAATGAAGGATATCAGCATACACAAAAGTCTTATGGTATGTGGATGGTGCCACCAGATGTTGGAACTCGTGTTCTTGTTATTTTTGCAGAAGGCAATGCAAACTTTGGTTATTGGATAGGATGTATACCTGCAGAATATATGAACTTTATGGTTCCTGACGGCAGAGCATCAACAGAAAAAACAACACAAGCAGATCTACCAGAAGGTTTAAAAGACAGAAAACTTCCCGTAGGAGAATATAATAAAGCAAACGAAGATGGCGCTTTAATTGACCCTACGCTATTTAATAAACCATACAATAAAGATTTTACTGAAACATTAGAAGTCCAAGGTTTACTAAATGACGAAGTTCGAGGAACAACAACTACTAGTGCTAGACGTGAAATACCTAGCATGGTTTTTGGTGTTAGTACGCCGGGCCCTAAAGATTACAGAGACGGTGCTCCAACGGCTGCAATTGGTTCTGCAAAACAAAAGATTTCAGTTCCTTCTAATAGATTAGGCGGAAGTAGTTTTGTAATGGACGACGGTGATGATAGGTTTGTAAGAGCTACTCATGCAGAAGACGGTCCGCCTATTTACAAAAATGTAAAAGAAGGACAAGTAGGCGATAATACAATTCCTCAAAATGAATTGTTGCGTTTTAGAACACGTACTGGACATCAACTTCTATTACACAATTCAGAAGATTTGATTTATATAGGAAACGCTAGGGGCACTACATGGATAGAAATGTCTAGCGATGGTAAAATTGATATTCACGCACAAGACAGTGTTAGTATTATGACTGAGAATGATCTTAACGTTACTGCTGAACGTGATATTAATTTAGAAGCTGGAAGAAACGTTAATATTAAAGCAACTGCACGTTATAATGATGGTAGTGCAACAGATAAAAATAATGCTCCTAGCGGTAGAGTGCAAATAGAATCTGCATATGATTACAATTTACATATTGGTGCTGATAGTAAAGTAACTATTGCAAAAGATCATCATATGAAAGTGAAGAAAAGCCAATATATCGATACTACTGGAAATATGAATATTAAATCTGGTGGCGATAATAGATTAACTACAAATGCATATACTCATATAAGCAGCAAAAAGGAACACAGAGAAACAGCAACATTTGTTCATATGAATGGACCAAAAGCAGCAACAGCACAAACTGCAAAAGAAGTTGATGTATTAGGTACAGTAACTTTACCTCGTGTTAAGCCTGGCGGCATAATTGAACCTTATGAAAGTATTTTATGTAGAGCTCCTCAACATGAACCTTGGCCACACCATGAAAATTTAGATCCTTTATCTTACAAAAAAACAGAAACTGATAGAGAAACACCAGGAGGATTACCGTCAGCTAATAGAGTACTAACTCCTGATACATTCTTTAAAAATACAGGCGGTAGGAAAGCGAGTGCATATGTTGCTGGCAGTGGTGGACAAATTAATTCAGGTACAACTTCTCTTGCAGGAAGAAAAGATTCAAATGGAGCTGAATTAGGTTTTACAGGTTCAGAAGATTACGCAGCAAATCCAGATTTTGAATTTAGTGAAGAATTAGGATCATTGAGTGCAAAATATGAGTCTAGAGGAGAGCCTTCCGCTATTGGTTATGATAGGACAGGCGGCTGGAGTTATGGAACATACCAAATTGCTGCTAATACAGGAGCAATGGGTAATTTTATTAAGTATTGTGAACATAATTATTCTAGTTTATATGACGGAATGAATGCCCTGGGAGGAGAAAATGCAGCAAGATCAGGAACTGCTACTTTTAAACAAGGTTGGCAATCTTTAATGTCCGATGCTGCTAATGCAGAAGCACAACATTCGTTTGCTGTTAAAACATATTTTGAACCAGCTGCAAAACGTATTAAACGGGCCATTGGAATTGATCCACGAGACCGGTCTAAAACACTACAAGATGTTGTTTGGTCTACAGCTATACAACATGGAAATTCAGGATGCCAGCGTATATTTGAAAGAGCAGTTAAATCTATTGGTGCAGATACGCCATCTGATAGAGCAATGGTTAAAATGGTATACTTAGAAAGAGCTGCAAGTAACGGAATGAAATATTTTGGTTCAAGTACTCCTGCTGTTAGAAAATCAGTTGTGTCTAGATTTAAAAATGAATTAGCAGATGCACTAAAAAGTTTGCTCGATGAACAAGAATCGCAATCAGATGTAACAATAACTCCAGATACTAATTTAGCAGAAACACCGCCAATTGGACCATTTTAATAGGGTAAATACAGTATGAGTCAATTAGAAAAAAATCTATATAAACGTGTAACAGTACAACCAAATTCTAAAAAATCACTTGACGGTAGAACCTATAGAGGATTTTCTACAGTTTCACCTGATGCAAGAAACTTCGGGTTGTACGACTACGACTTAATTAAGCAAGATTTAATAAATCATTTCCATATTAGACAGAGTGAAAAATTAAGCGATCTTACATTTGGAACAATTATATGGGATATTTTATTTGAACCGTTTACAAAAGAAGTACAAGAAGCAGTAGTTAATGATGTTACTCGTATTGTTAACTATGATCCTAGAACAAAAATAGATCAAATTATAGTTGACACATACGAGCAAGGCATACAAGTTGATATATCTCTTATATTTTTACCTTATAAAATCCAAGATCAGTTACGTTTTAAATTTGACAAAGAAAACGGTTTATTAAGTTAAAATTAAATACGCACTTTTTCTATTCAGATAAATATCATTAGTAAACAAGGAAAAGCATATGTCTGCAACTGATAGGCAGTCACGGTTATTAGTAGCTGAGGACTGGAAAAGAATTTATCAATCATATCGTAACGCTGATTTTCAGTCATACGATTTTGACAATTTAAGACGCACAATGATTAATTATCTGCGTCAAAATTATCCAGAAGATTTTAACGACTATATTGAATCTAGTGAATATCTTGCACTGATTGATATGATTGCTTTCCTTGGGCAAAACCTGTCATTCCGCATTGATCTAAATGCAAGAGAAAATTTCCTTGAAACAGCAGAACGTAGAGAAAGCGTCTTACGTCTAGCTCGTATGCTTGCATATAATCCGAGACGTAATCAATCAGCTAATGGTTTGATGAAAATCGATACAATTAAGACTACAGAAAATGTTTTAGATAGTACTGGATTAAATTTAGCAGGAATTACAGTAAAATGGAATGACCAGACTAATTCAAATTATTTTGAACAGTTTTTAAAAATAATGAACTCAGCATTACCTGTACAGAACTCTGTTGGTAATCCTTTAAAGTCGTCATCTATTGCAGGTGTCTCAACACAAAAATATAAATTTAATTCTACTAATACAGCTTCGGCGATTTACCCATTTACAAAAAGAATTGAAGGTGTTAACACAAGATTTGAAATTGTAAGCACAGATATTGTAGGAGATGCGCTGGTTGAAGAGCCTCCGCTCCCGGGCAATAATCCTTCTATGTTATTTAGAGATGACGGACAAGGCGCTGGCAGTGCTAACACAGGATTTTTTATGGCTTTCCGACAAGGGAAGTTAGATAGCGGAAAATTTACAATTACAAATCCTACTCCAAATCAATCAATTGCTATTGATGCAGAAAATATCAATAATACCGATATTTGGTTATACGGTTTAAATTCTGGAGGATTTGAAAATTCATCTTGGACTAAAATTGACTCGGTAGAAGGAAACAATGTTGTATATAACAGTTTGTTTAACAGTACTAGAGATGTATTTGCAGCAACAACGAGAATTGGGGACAGGATTAATTTAGTCTTTAGTGACGGTGTCTTTGGTAATTTGCCAGCAGGAGATTTTAAAGTTTATTATAGAACAAGTTCTGGAACAAGAGCAATTATTACACCTAGTGCAATAGGACTTGTACAAATAGAAATACCTTATCAAACAAGAACAGGTAGCAAAGAAACATTAACACTTGGCTTAAAACTAACATCTACTGTTAGTAATGGCACAGCATCAGAATCTAACGAAGAAATAAAAGCAAATGCTCCTGCAACTTATTATACACAAGATAGATTAGTTACAGGAGAAGATTATAATATTGGTCCTCTTGCAGTAAGTCAAGAAATTATTAAAACTAAAAGTACAAATAGAATTTCTAGCGGTATAAGTAGGTATTTTGATTTAAAGGATGCTAGTGGAAAATATTCGAACACTAGTTTATTTGTAGATGACGGAGTTATTTACAAAGAAAACTACCAAGAAAAGCAAACTTTTACTTTTTCAACACAAACAGATATTGAAGGCGCAATTTATAATATAATTGAAAAGATTATTCAGTATCCAAATAGTAAAAACTTTTATCTATCACAATATCCAAAAATTATTGTTAGTGATCTAAATGCTTCTTGGAAAGCTGTAACAACAGAAACAAATTCTTATTCTGGAGTTCTTCAAGATGTAAGTGAAAACGCATATGCTGTTGGAAGTTTTACTGCTAATAGTTTAAGATTATTAGAAACAGGTACAATGATAAAGTTTGTTCCACCAGCAGGAAAACATTTTATGCCAAATGGCACATTAATGGACGACGATGGCAATGATCATTTAGGCAAAACAATGTATAAGTGGGTCAAAGTAATGGCAGTTACCGACGACGGCACATCAATGAATCCTGATAGTGCAGCAGGCATTGTTATTAATGACTACATTGACACCGGCGCCTTAATTGAGCAAGTAATACCAAGGTATGCCTTAGCATTAATTAACGATGTAAAAACTCAACTTATTGACCAAGCATTTGAACTAAGAAACTTTGCATTAAGATACGACATATACGATAGACAATGGAAAATAGTAGTAGGCGAAGATGTTAACACTATTAGTAATTTTGCAACAGGTAAAGCAGGTGACACATCAGGTGATAATCTAGATGCTAGTTGGATGTTGTACTTTAAGACTGACGGTCAAAAATATACTGTTACATACCGTCAGACAAGGTATGTAATGGAAAGTGAAGATGAAATACGTTTCTTCTTTGATAATGCAGATAAAATTTACGATCCTACTACAGGAAAAACTGTACGTGATAAAATTGATATTCTAAATATTAATCGTAAGCCTGGAGAATTAACACCGTTTACAAGAGATTATTCTTGGACAATTACAGACCAGTATAAAGATAGTGAAGGATATCTAGATAGCAGAAAAATACAAATCCAATTTATTGATCTAGATGACGACGGAGTATTTGATGATCCGGATATATTTGAACAAATTGTCGGCGAACTTGATGATTCTGTTTCTATTGGTGAGAAAGTAATATTTCAAAAGAAATATACTACATCTGATGGAGTAGAAGATTATAAGTTTTTTAATAACTTAAACAATGAAATTATTATTGTACAGAATGAAGCTGCAATAGCACCTTATAGTTCTCGTCTTGAAGGACAAGTATTTTACCTTCAAGACGAACAAATATTTAGAAAATTAAACAAGCAATTGAATAATACACAAATTAATACAGACTATAAAGCATATTTTGGACGTTCTAATTTAAAGTTTCACTATGTTCATGTTGCTGATGGTAATTTTAGAATTGATCCAAGTTCAAGTAATATTATAGATACTTACATATTAACAAAAACTTATAACGAACAAATTAACCAATATATTACAGGTAACCTTGTAACTCAGCCGTTGCCGCCAAGCAATGATGAATTGCTAAGAAATTATGGTAATGATATTAACAGAATTAAAAGTATTAGTGATGATATCATTTATCATCCAGTAAAATATAAGATACTTTTTGGAAGCAAAGCAAAGCCGAGCTTACAAGTTAAATTTAAAATAGTTAGAAACAAAAACTTAGTTATTAACGATAATGAATTAAAAGCAGATATTATTGATGCAGTAAACAAGTTTTTTGATATTGAAAATTGGGATTTTGGAGAAACATTTTACTTCCAAGAACTTAGTGCATATATTATGAATCAATTATCACCAAAACTTGTTAGCTTTTTAATAGTTCCAAGACAAACAACACAGTCGTTTGGTAGTTTGTTTGAAATAAAAAGCGAACCAGATGAAATTTTTGTAAGTGCAGCAACAGTTGGCGATGTTGAAACTATAGACGAGATTACGGCAACACAGATACAAGCATCAGGCAACGTAATTAGTTCAGTAGCAACTACAGCATCTGGCATAGTGTCAAGGGTGTCTAATACAACTAGCGGAAGTAGTAATAGTGGAAGCAACAGCATCAGTAGCAGCAATAGCAGCAACAGTAGCAGTAATAGCGGTAACAGCGGAGGATATAGTTACTAATGGCATATAATGACGATCAAAATGTATCTCCACTTCCGGTGCCCGGAAAAGATAATAAAATCACAGCAGCTGATTTTTTACCTGCATTCTTTAGAACAAAGGCTAATAAAAAGTTTTTACAAGCAACACTTGATCAACTTATACAGCCTGGCGTAGCAGAAAAACTAAATGGCTATTACGGCAGAAAAACAGCAAAAGCATATAAATCAACTGACAACTACGTTCCAGATGTTAGTAAAAATAGAGAAGATTATCAATTTGAACCAGCTGTTGTTATTAAAGACAATTATGAAAATGTAACTTTTTATAAAGACTATAATGACTATATGGGCCAACTTAGTGTTTTTGGCGCAAATATAGATAATCATAGTAGAATAAACTCACAAGAAACATACGGATGGAACCCAAATATTGATTGGGATAAATTTGTAAACTTCCGCGAATATTATTGGTTGCCAACTGGACCTTTAAGCATTCCTGTTCGAGGTCAAAGTAGAGAGATTGTCAGTACTTATACAGTTACTACAGAGGATCAAGGCGACAATATTGCATATGTGTTTAATGATGGATTAACAAGAAATCCGTCACTGAAACTATATAGAGGTCAAACATACCGCTTTGAAATTGATACACCTGGACACCCTCTTGCATTTGCAATTACTAGAAATTTTACACCAGGCAGTGCAGTATTAACTGCTGGCAATGAAGGGATTAGAGGCGAAGGTCTTTTTGATGCAGTATTATATGGTAACGAATATGACCAAGGCGAATATATTGTATTACCGTCTAGTGGTAGTGTAACATTTGAAGCTGACGATAATGTTTCAACGTTGTATCCGGATGGTATTCGTAAGTTAGGTGAAGACGGCGAAGAAGTAGCAGTTGCTTATATTGAAAAAGGAACAATAGAATTTACTATTCCTGCAAACTCACCTGATAGATTATATTATATCAGCAAAAATGCAATTGACACTAGTGGTTTATTTAAAATATATGACATTGAAGAAAACAGTTTTTTAAATGTTACTGATGAAATTTTAGGTAAGAAAACATATAAAAGTGCAAACGGCGTTGAATTATCTAACGGAATGCAAATCCGTTTCCAAGGCGATACTGAGCCAGCAGTTTACAATCAAAACAATTGGTACGTTGAAGGTGTTGGTGACAAGATTAAATTAATTAAAGATCAAGATTTAATTATTCCTGCTGTCTATAGTGAAAATAAAACTGTTCCTTTTGATAGCGAAGAATTTGATACCTTGCCTTATTCAAATGCAGGAAACTATGCTGCAACTAAAGATTATATAGTTATTAATAGAGCAAGTCAAGATAGGAATGCATGGAGTAGGTATAATTGTTGGCATCATAAAGATGTAATTTTAGCAAGTTATGATTATAATAATGTATCTGAAAACTTAGACGAGTCAAAAAGAGCATTACGTCCTATTATTGAATTTGAAGCTGGTCTAAAACTTAATAACTTTGGCGCAAGTGCTAAACAAGATGTTGATTTAATTGACACTTACACTACTGATGTTTTTAGCACAATTGAAGGCCAAATAGGATACAATATTGACGGTATTGATCTAGCTGAAGGGATGAGAATTTTATTTACAGCTGATAATGATATACGAGTTAGTGGCAAAATTTTCAAAGTCAAATATGTTGATATTGGAAACAATAGGCAAATATCTTTAATTGAAACTGCTGACACAAATCCAATTGATCTTGAAACTATTTTAGTTACACAAGGTTTAGTAAATGCAGGTAAGAGCTATCACTATCATGGCGATGCATGGGTAATAGCACAAGAAAAAACAAAAACTAATCAGCCGCCGTTATTTGAAGTTTGCGATAATTCTGGCAATAGTTATAGCGACCCAGTATATTATCCCCAAACAGATTTTAAAGGAACTAAGATATTTTCATATGCAGTAGGCGAAGGTAATGCAGATGCTGAAATAGGAATTCCTTTATCATATAGAAATATTGATAATTCAGGTGACATATTGTTTAGTTTTGATTTATTAAATGATACGTTTGAATATGAATTAAATAATTCTGTAATTAACGGATCAATTAATGCTGGTTACTTAAAAAAATATAAAACTTTATCTACATTTGATTATGCAAATGGTTTTAGTAAGACACCTCAAAAATCTAAACAGTTTGTAGTAAAGGAATATGTAGCAACAGATTTAAAACTTAATAATTTTGATATAGATGTATATGATGAATCATCTTCAATCACTGATTTAAAAGTTGCAGTATTTGTTAACAACAAAATAAAATTAAAAAATACTGATTATATTATTAACACAGACGGCAAACTTGCACAAATACAATTTATAACAGACTTAGTTGTTAATGATACTGTTAAAATTAAAACAGATTCTAAGACAGTAAAAAATTCAAATGGGTATTACGAATTTCCGTATAATTTAGAAAGAAATCCGTTAAATGAAGACATTACACAATTTACTTTAGGCGAAGTAATCGATCATGTAGATAGCATGTTAGAAGATTTACCAAATTTTACTGGTAAATTTTTAGGACCCAACAACTTGAGAGATTTAGGCGACTTAGATCGCTACGGTAAACGTTTTGTAAAACACAGTGGTCCAATTAATTTGCCTCTTTACCATGTAACAAGCAAAGACTTTAATATTGTTAAAGCAGTAAAATATGCTAAAACTGAATATGCAAAATTTAAAAGAAACTTTATTGAAACTGCTACTAACTTAGGGTTTGACGGAGCAACTAAGACTCATGTAGACTTAGTATTGTCTACTATTAATAAAGATAAAGTTAAGACACAGCCGTTTTATTTCTCAGATATGATGCCCTATGGTTCGTCTAACAGAATTGAATACGCTGTATTGGATTCAAGAATCCAAGATTATCCTTTAACAGACAGTTTTACATTAAACTCGCTACAGCCAAGAGGGTTATTGGTCTACTTAAACCAATCTCTTTTAACACACGGTAAAGATTATAATTTTAATAATGTAGGATATATTTCAATTACTGCTAACCAAAAAGAAAACGACATAATTGAAATATATGAATACGAATCTTCAGACGGATCTTTTATAGCTCCTACACCATCAAAGTTAGGCCTGTATCCTAAGTATCATCCAATGATAGTAATTGATGATACTGTACAGCCTGCATATCCTTTAGATCCTAATGTTACTGGCCCATATAAAATATACGGACAGATTGAAGCTACATCAAAAGAAAACATTAGTACAGAAACAATTGGATGGACATATCCAATTTATACATCTAAGGCAATTGCAAAATCTATGTCAACAGATGGAAAAGCACATACTATAACATTTAAGGGTTTAAACACATTATTATTCATTCCTAATATTGATAGCACACAAGTTATTACAGGAAACGATGATATTGAAATTAATGAATATCCAATTGGCGTTGCTTTTGTAAAAGGACATGACGGAAGTTATATTAAAGCATATAAAGATTATAGAGATGGTTTGCTACTTGAATTTGAAAAAAGAATTTATAATAATATTAAAGTTGAATATTCCAGTGACAGATTAGATGTTAATCACTTTACTGGCGGCGAATATAAAACAAATGACTTTAGCCGTCAAGATATAAACAATGCTTTACTAACTGACTTTCAACAATGGTTACAAACAAATTTAAACAATCAAAATTTTAGTAATAATACTTTTTATGATAGAAATAATGATTGGACATTTAACTACTCAGATACAAATTCTCCAAACGGTAATGAGAATCCAGGATTTTGGAGAGGCATATACCAACATGCATACGATACAGATCGTCCTCACAGCCATCCTTGGGAAATTCAAGGCTTTAGTTCAAAACCGTCTTGGTGGAATACAGTATATGGTCCTGCGCCGTATACAAGCGATAATTTAATATTGTGGAAAAACATTGAAGAAGGCAGAATAGCAAATCCAGAGAATATTACAGTAGATGAAAAAATTGCTCGACCTGGCATAACAGGACATTTACCAGTTGGTCAAAATGGTTCTTTAATGTCACCGTTGCGATCAGGCTACGTACAAGATTTTGTTTTGAATCGTACTGTAAGAAATTTTAAATTTGGTGATCAAAATCCTGTAGAAAATGCATGGCGCAAAAGTTCTGAATATCCATTTGCTGTTATGAAAGCAATGTTAGTAAATAATCCTGCAAAAACAATGGGTTTAGGATTTGATGTTTCTAGAACAACTAGAAACTTAGTAGGTCAATGGGCATATACTGAAACCAATAAGCAAATAGTAATGAAAGACTTTTTGGTTCCCAATACTAACGAGTCTGCTTCAAGAACAATGACATCGGGTTTTGTAAATTACATTTATAACTTAGTTGCTAGTGACATCCTAACAGTATATAACAGCTATCAAAATGATTTGAAAAACTTAGATAACCAAATAGGAGTAAAAATTGCTGGATTTACAAGCAAAGAAAACTTTAATTTAATTTTAGATAGCAGATCGCCAACACAGTCTCTTACACGTGACGGCATTTTTATACCCCAAGAAAATTATCAAGTTTTTCTAAACACAAGTAGTGCAACAGAATTAGCAACATACAGTGGTGTTATTATAGAAAAGGCAGACGTAGGATATGTACTTAGAGGATATAGTATAGAAAAACCTTATTTTGAATACTATGAAACAGTACCTGGAGCTTCTTTTTATGAAGTTACAGTTGGTGGCAGAAATGTAAGAGCATCTGAGTTTGCATCTAATACTCAATACAGATCAGGCGAAGTAATATTTGCTGGAAATAATTATTTTAGAGCTGTTAGTAATTTTATTACTGGCGGAAGTATAGATGAAACGTTTGATACCAACACAGTTAAACTGCCGGCACTGCCTGTAGAAGGCGGCAGGACAGCAAAGTTCAAAAAGGATTTTAAGAGAACAACAGTTAAAAAACTAAGTTATGGATCAAAATTTAATACAGTGCAGGACACTGTTGATTTTCTGTTAGGATATGCTGCACGTTTAGAAGATATAGGTTTTGCGTTTGATAAATTTGATTCAGAAGCAAATGTTGTAGAAAATTGGAATACTTCAACTAAAGAATTTATGTATTGGACAACTCAAGGTTGGGCTGCAACAGCATTAATTGCATTAAGTCCAGGAGCAAACTTTTTAAGATTTAAGAAAGATTACCATGTAGTTGATGATATAAAAGATGAATTTTACGGATATTCAATTCTTAAGGCTTCTGGAGAATTCTTAGATTCAAACTTTAGTAGTTTATTAAGAGATAAAAATTCTTTTGGAATTGAAATAACAAATACAGATGACGGATTATATCATGCATCATTGCCATTAGTGCAGAAAGAACATGTTGTACTATTAGACAATAAAACAGTATTCAACGATACTATATATAATCCAAGTACTGGTTATAGACAAGAAAGAATCCGTGTTAACGGATATAGATCTGATAACTGGAATGGTGGATTAAATATTCCAGGATTTATATTTGACGATGCAAAGTACGGCGATTGGGAAAAATGGAAAGACTATACAATTGGCGATCTTGTAAAATATAAACAGTTTTATTATGTAGCATTAAGAAATGTTATTGGCGAAGAAAAATTTAATCCTAATTTTTGGTATAGATTAAATGAAAAGCCAGTACCTGAATTAATAACAAACTTTGATTATAGAATTAATCAATTTGCAGATTTTTATGATTTAGACTCTGACAACTTTGATAGTGAACAACAAAAAATGGCACAACATTTGTTTGGATATCAAAAACGTCAATATCTTGCCAATATTATCAACGACGATGTAAGTCAATATAAGTTTTACAGAGGTGCTATTTCTGACAAAGGTACTATGCGAGTGTTTACTAATCTGTTTGATGCATTAGGCAACACTCAAGATACTTTAGAATTTTATGAAGAATGGGCAATACAAACAGGACGATTTGGTTCAACAGAAGATGTACAACAAGTTGAATTTCAACTTAATGACAAAAAGTTTGTAGAGAATTCTCAAGCATTTGAACTTGTAAAAAAATTACCACCTACAAATGTTGACAACCATTATAGAATATTACCAAACGAAGTTTACAGCAAACCAGAAGGGTATGAACACACTCCGTTCCCTACAAAAGTATTAGATAGAGAATTTGTAAAAACAGGCGGATATGTAAGAAACGAGGATGTTAATTTCCTTGCAGGAGACATTTCAACTTTAACTCGTGTTAATATAAACCAAATAGGTTTAGGACAAACAGTTTGGATTACAAATACTGCTAATGATGATTGGGACGTTGCACAGCTAACAACACCAAATGTAAATTGCATTGAACTAACTAAGGTTGTAAATATTCCTGTAGATGGAAATTTAACTCCAGGATATATTAGGGTTGAAATTACTACAGATGCATGGGTTGATAATGCAATCGACGTCGATGATTATATAGGATTTAAAGCTGCAAATAAATATGACCTTAATGGTCTTTATAAAGTAGCTGCTGTATTATTAGACAAGGTAGTAATTGAAGTACCGTTAGATAACGATATTAATGTATTTGACAGCGAAGCGTTTCTTATAGTTAGATTAATTTCTGTTAGAATCCCTACAGTTTCAGAAATTAACAGTGTAGTTGGACAAAATTTATACGAAGGACAAAAGCTCTGGATTGACAAATATGACGATGACTGGGCAGTATTAGAAAACAGCCCTGCTTATACTAATCAACAAACACTTGAAAATCCAGCAGATTACGACAGTACAGATCAAGGGTTTTCTGATAGCATTGCAGTAACAAGTAATAATAATAATGTCTTTGTTTCAGCACCTAATGCAGGTAACGGACAAATTTCATATTACAGAAGATCAAGAGATGTAGCTAATTTAAATTTAGCACAAGAAATAACTATTGATGAAACTAATTTGTTTAATCCAGCTAGTTGCGACTTTGGTAAAAGCATAGATGTTTCACCTGATGGCGAATACTTAGTTGTTGGTATTCCAAAAGCAAGTAATATTAAAACTAAGTTAGCATATAAAGATGACGGCAATGGTCAACAGACATTTGATTTCCAACCTGATGCTAGTTATGTTAAGGGTGATATAATACGTTATAGAGAAAGTTTATGGAAAGCTAATAGAGAAATTTTACCTGAGATAGCTAGTCAGCCTTTTTCAACGTTTGACTCTTATACTAATATTGCAAGTTCTGCAGACGCAGATAGCACAACACTAAATTTATTAGTTGCAGGTAATCCTGGATTAACAAATTATGCTAACACAGATCATATGTTAGTACGTGCTCCTAAAGATCAATATTTAGGCACATCTGTTGGTGATAGGGTTAATTTATTCTGGAACCAACGTAGCTTTACATATCCAACTTTAGATAATTATATACCGTTTGATGGAGAAATACCAGAACTTAATACTGCATTTATTACAGCCGAACATACTATTTTAGAAAAAATTGACCATATTATGTTTGTTGATACTTTTGTAACATTGCCTGTAGTAGGTCAACGTATAACTACCGATACAGGTAGTGCAGATGTATCTTATGTTGCATTTAAAGGTGACAGTGCAGTTATATATCTTAAAAATTCAAATGGTATTTTTGATATATCAGGCGAACTTTACATTGACGATACTGATTTTGTAGGATTTTATACTGAAGAAGATACATATTCTACATCAGAGGCAGTTGGCGGATATTGGCAAATAGCAACGCCGACATATAATAATAATTCACGTTATTATGATGTAGGAAGAGGACTAGTATATGCTGATGTTTTATTACAATCATCAGTGCGCGACACTAATTTATACTATAATGTTCAAGCCACAGTAGGTGACATTGGCGTATATGTAACAAATAAAAATAGAGTTAGCTTTTTATCACACTTGTCATATCGCGGAGATCCAACACCTGCTGACGGACAAGACGGTGTTGAAGCAGATCAACCAAGTAATAAATGGGTAGTAAGAGTTGGCAAACAATATTCGGATCAACTTGATATCGGCGCTACTCCAAACTTTGATTTTTATAATCTTGATAATAGAGATATTGATTTAGATGCTGCTGGTTTATCGTACGATGTTTTAAACCAGCAACATACTGTTATTGATCTATGGGACGGATATATTGATATGACTCTTAGTGAGTTTGATTTTAATGGATTTGCCTTCCAACCACAAGTTAACGATATAATTGAAGATGTACAAAGTCCAAAAGATGGACAGGGTGGATTAGCATTAACAACAATTACTACAAGTACAGCATCGGTTGTATATGTACAGCGCAACTTTAATAGTGTTAGATTGTATTTAAAAGTGTTAACTGGCGATTTTGTTGAACAGTCTAATATTGGAAAATATGAAATTAGAAGAAAAGCAAATACTGTACTAAGAGGCGCAACAGATACTGATCGTGTATGTGGTACAGTACAAGATGTAAACAACGATATTGCACTCCAAACTAATTTAGTTGGAAAATTAGTAGTGTTTGAACATACTTCTAATTTTGATATTGTATCTAATCCTGAAATAGTTGATGAAGAATATGCATTCTTTACTGAAGTTACTGAGTCAGGAATATCTAGAAGTTCTAATCCTCCGTTTAGTTTAAACAAAGATTATACACAAGTGTTTAATATTCCTGCTATGGAATTAGGAATATCCAATGATTTAACAAACGAAGGTGCTGTTGCAATATATAGAAGATTGAATAACGGTACATATAGAATTAAAGATATATTTGTATCTGAGTATAGAGCAAATAACAGACAGTTTGGTAGCAAAGTTAAGATAGTACAGTCTGGAAATTACTATACATTATTAGTAGGAAGTAAAAGCGACAGCGGCATTGCAGAAAATGATTCTGCAGGTAGAAGAACACAACCAGGCTCAATTGAAATATTCCGTCACGGCGTATCACCTCAGCAAGAATTCCTTGGTGTATATAGATTAAATGCATATTCTAAAGGAGATGTAGTTCTTTATAAAGATGATTATTATGAAGCACTAAAAGATGTTCCAGAAACTATGAATGAAATATTAAACACAGTATATTGGAATAAAATTAGTTGGCGCTACGGAAAAGATCCTGAGTTTATGGGCGAATTTAATAACGCATATGCATACAGACAAAATAATATAGTCTCATATAATAATGATCTATGGAAAGCAACAACTAATATTGATGCTGCTAGTGCTGTTCCTTCGAATACAAATAATTCTTGGACAGCATTAACTACAAGAATTGATTATGTAGGATACTTGCCAAATTTAACTGCAAATGCATTTTATGATGAAACAGTATTTGATCCGTTAGAAAATATATTAGAATTTAGTGAAAGTTTTGATGTAAGTGATGATTCAAATGTATTAATTGTAACAACAAAGTTAGCACAGGCGGACAGCACTACTGACTATAACATAGTCGTATATAGAGAAATTGATAACAAATATTCAGTATCACAAGTTATACCGGCACCCGTTGATGGTGATGATTGGGCAAAATCAGTATCATTAAGCCCGGATGGAACACAAATAGCAATCGGTGCTCCATTAAACGATGACGTTAAAGTTAATCAAGGCGTAGTATATATTTGGACACAAAACAGTGACGGCATCTTTAGGCCATCTCAAACAATCAAATCACCTAGTAACGAAGAAAGTGAAAAATTTGGATTTAGCGTTGATTTTGGAAAAGACGATTTACTTATTTCAAGTTTAAACGGCGATCAAAAAATACCAACAACCTTTGATAAAGATAATGAAATTCAAACTACATTTGATAAAGAATTTACTACATTTAAAAATACAAAACTAGACAGAGGCCTAGTTTATGTTTATGAAAAAATTGGTACTACTTTAGTATACGGTGAACAGTTTGTTTATCCAATGACACAAACTACATTTGGTGAAAACGTTTATTCAATAAACAATCATGCATATGTAGGTGTTCCAACCCAGTATGTTGATGGCAGAGATCATAAAGGTATTTTGCTTAATTATAGAAAGAAACCTAATACACGATCATGGAGTGTAATAAGCCAAGGTATTACTCCTGTAGATATTAATCAACTTGATGGAGTACTTGTTTACAATAAGAGAACTAATAGTGTTGTTTCATACATTGATTATGTTGATGTTATACAAGGTAAAATACCAGGCCCGGCTGAACAAGAAATATCTTATAAGTTACCAGCTGATCCTGCGTTTTATAATACAGGAACAATAGCTGATCCATTAGTCGAACCTGATTTAGGATGGACTGACAAGTATGTTGGTAAAGTTTGGTGGAATACCCAAACAGCTAAATTTGTTAATCCTTATCAAGGTTCAACAACTTTCCAAAGAGATAATTGGAATAAATTAACACCAAGTTCTGCTATTATTGTTTGCGAATGGGTAGAAAGTGTTTTCTTACCAAGTCGTTGGGACGAGTTATCAGGATCAGTAGAAGGAACTAGTAATGGTGTAAGTGGAGTGTCAATTTACGGCGATGCTAGATATTCTACAAAAATTACTTATGATAATATAAGCAAGACATTTAGTAGAAAATACTATTATTGGGTAATTAATAAAAGAACTATTCCAGTTGGCAGAAAACTTAATACTATCACAATTGCAAGTTTAATTACTGATCCAAGAACTGCTGGATATAAATTTTTAAGTTTCTTAGGAAAAGACAAATTTGTTCTTAACAACTGTAACGATTTAGTACAAGGCGATGACATTGTTCTGCAAATTAAGTACCACACGTTAGAAAAAGTTGCACAAAATTATCATAATCAATATAAGTTGTTTGCTGACGGATCTAGCGATAGTGTACCAGATCCTGATCTAGAGCGCAAATGGTTTGATAGTTTAATTGGCTTTGACAGCAATGGTAAAGCGGTTCCTGATCCAAACATTCCAGTAAGCATGAGATACGGTGTCCAGTCTAGACCTAGACAGAGTTTATTTGTTAATAGAACTGAAGCATTAAAACAGGCAGTTGAAAGAATTAATATAGTTTTAGAAGAAAACTTAATTACTGACGAATATGATTTAACTAGCTTATCGTATAAAGATGAAATTCCTACAATTAGTTCTCAAGTATGGGATTTAAGTGTTGACAGTATAGATGAATTACAGTATATTAGTACTAATAAATTAGAGACTGCTGCACTAACTCCTGTTATTGTAAATGGCAACCTTGTAAGAGTTAATATAGATAATCCAGGGCGCGGCTATAAAGTAGCTCCTAAAATAAAAGTTATTGGTGCAGGCAAAGATGCAGATATTAAGGTTGAAATTAATAACCTAGGACAAATTACATCAGCAACTGTTGTTGATGACGGTATAGGATATAACGACCAAACATCAATTAGTGTTAGACCATTTACAGTATTAGTAACAGCAGATGCTAATATTAATGGCAAATGGTCTTTATATTCATACAACAATGGTACCAAAGAATGGTATAGACGAGCATTACAAAGTTTTGATACATCGTTATACTGGGATTATGTAGATTGGTATGCAGAAGGCTATAATCAATTTACTCCAATTGCAACTAGTATTGAAGGATCTTATCAACTATTTCCTTTAAATTTAACTATTAACGATGTTGTTAAAATTAATAATGTTGGATCTGGCGGTTGGTTATTATTAAGAAAAGTTGCTGATGAAAGAACTGAAGATTATACAGTAAATTTTGAAACAATTGGTAGACAAAATGGAACAATAAAACTTAAAGAAAGTCTTTATAATTTCCTTGAAAATACTGTAGGATTTGATAATAGAAGATTTGATAACACTTTCTATGATAATAATCCTGCTAAAGAAATAAGAACTATTTTAGAAACTCTTAGAGATAATATTTTCATAGGCAATTTAAAAGTTGAATACAATAAATTGTTTATGTCTTCACTGCGCTATTTAATGGCAGAACAACCGACTGTAGATTGGTTGTTTAAAACTAGTTTTGTAAAAGCAAAACATATTAGAGGAACACTAAATCAAGACGATATTACGTTTAATAATGATAACTTGTCAAGTTACCAAGATTTTGTAGAAGAATTTAAACCTTATAAAACTAAACTAAGAGAGTTTGTAAGCAATTATGATGTACTTGACAATACTAGTTCTCGAACAACTGACTTTGATTTAAGCCCGGCATATAATGAAGACACAGGGCGAATTGAATCAAGCACAGCACGTATATTAGACAATGTTATTGTAAATGAAAACTTAGATAGTACTGTTAATCCAAGACAAAATTGGAAAAACAATCTAGGCCAACAAATAACTGAAATTAAAATTGGTGATAGCGGCAGTGGGTGGACATTTGAACCAATTGTTAAAATACAAGGCGGCGGCGGCTCCGGCGCAACAGCAAAGGCATATCTTGGTTATGGAAAAATAACTAAAATTGAAATTGTTACTCCGGGAAGTGGATATACAAGTGCTCCAACTGTTGTAATTGAAGGCTCACAAACTGACGATGGCACTCCTGCAAAAGCAACAGCAGTTTTAGGTGGCGGACTAGTAAGGTCAACTAAAGTTGCAATGAAGTTTGATCGTAACGCAGGTAGTTACACTTTTAATACGCTCGAAGAAACAGAAACGCTAACGGGTACAGGAGCTAAATCAATATACGATTTAATATGGCCAATGGACCTTAATTTGAAAAAAGTCTCAGTTTTAGTTGATGGTGTATTACAATTACGCAGCAAATATACATATGAAAATTTTGAAGATACAACAAAAACGTATAATAGAGAAAGAGGTAGAATTAAATTTAATGTTCCTCCTAAACTAAATTCTGTAATAACAGTAAATTATACAAAACCTATAAGTTTATTAAGTGCTGAAGATAGAATTAAATTTGCATATCAACCAGGCGCAAATATGTTTGGCAAAGAGTTATCTCAGTTACTAGATGGTATCGATTATGGCGGAGTAGAAGTACGCAGTTTTGACTTCTCAGGTCCAGCAGGCTGGGATACATCAGGTTGGTATACTGATAATTGGGATATTTTTGAAAATACATTTGAAGATGAAATTTTTGTATTAGATGGAAGTACAGTTGCTATTGAATTGTCAAAACCTTTAGAAGATACAATCGAGTACAATGTTTACAGGAACGGTATAAGAATTGATGCATCTGATTTTGTAGAAGGCACAGATGAAATTCCTGGCACAGATGAAATTCCTGGTAGTCCGGCAGATCCGGAATACAACAATGGTGCAATTATTGATGTTACAGGCGATGGTAGTGATTTCTTCAAACGTGAAGTTACAACCAACGGTGTAAGAATTATGGGTGCTGGCACAGTAGGTGGACAAACAGCAGTTCCAGATGCGTGGCTAGAAAAAGTAGCACGTATGTTTGAATTATTCTTAGATCCAAATGGCGCAGGTATTAACGAAGCATTCCAAAGAAACTTAATTA